TCGGGAACGGCGGCAGCTCGGGAACGGCGGCAGCCATATCCCTAGCGCACACGGGGACCGGGCGGCGGTCCGGGCGGCGGCCAAGCTCGATCCTGGTGCGGCGGCCAAGCACGATCCTGGCACACTGATAACACTAAGCGTCATCCTGGTCTTGACAGGGCGGGAAACATCTGGCACAATATCTACAGCTGTAAGTACAGCAGAGAGAGAAAGAGAGAGAGACATGGCAAGAGAAACGACGGGCTGCCTGATTGATTGGGCAGATAAGACGTGTTCGTGGGAATATCTGGCACGGACGTGCTTGGAATGGATGGACGAGCATGATGTCCGTGCTATGGACAAGCATCACGGGATCCTCGATCGGGACGACGACGATAACGAGTAGGTCGAAACCGGGGAGTGTTCCCCGGTCTGGCAGTAGGTCTGCCACTGATGAGACCATCAGACATTCACAGAGAGAGAGCAAGCTATGACCATGACAGACCAGGAGACCACGATGATCGTGGATCTCTCCGGTTCGGACGTTCAGACATTCGGCCGGATCATCGCAAACATCAGTAAGACGGTAGCGGCCAACCGGCCGGGACCGATGGAATATGTACAGATCCGACAGGATGGGGACACGATCGTGTTTCAGACAACGGATTCGTACCGTGCGATCACTGCCACAATGCCCGTCCACAATAACGGAACCGGCACAATCCCGACCCCTATCCTGGTGAACGGTAAGCAGCTGGTGAAAGCGGCAAAGCTGATCGGCCGAAAGACCGAACATGTCACGGTGACGTTCACCGGTAATCATGTAACGATCACTACCGGGGACGGTTCGATGAATGTTGAGACCGGTGTCGATACGTGGCCGGACGTGAACCGGATCTACGATGACGCTAGGGGATACCGGTTCCCGAACAGTGGCGATGAGATTCAGACGTCGCACGTCGATGCTCTCCTGCTGGCCGACACTCTGGCAGTGGCCGGAAAGATCATCGGTGGGGAGCAGCCTAAGATCAACCTTCACGGAACCGGTGCGAAAGACACGTCGGGTCGTGGTCCGTGGTATTGGTCGGGTGGATCGTCGAGTGATGTCACTGTCGAGATCCTGATGATAGGGCTGCGGTGATCGGCATGGCGAATAACTATTACGTTCACATAGGTAGTGGTCTTGTGGTGGCAGCAGATGAGTGTGTCACTGTAGATCTTGACAATCTGCCCACCGAGATATTGGATCAGCTTGACGGAGATGACTATTGCGACGACCAAGTGCTCCACACTTACGCTATGACTATTGTCGATGGTCAGAGCAGCCGAGCAGCATGTCCCGTCGGTGATCTTGTGGATTCTCCGCACCATCTAGAGCCGGGGTCCGGCGTGATTGTGGATTGGTCAGTGTTCGGGGATCGCCGCACAATGGTGGAAGTGTGCGCCGATTGTGTCGAGGGTGTGCCGAATCTGAACGAGTAGATCGAAACCGGGGAATGTTCCCCGGTCCGTCGGTAGGTCCGGCGCTGATGAGATCAGACACAGAAAGAGAGAAACATGAACATGTATCGGTACGCTACCGAGCTGGTGGATGGCGGTATCGCCACACTGCCAGACGGTAGGACACTACGTCTAGTCATCTCGGATGACGACGACTACACAATCCACGACGACGGAGATTGGTATGGGCAGATCGTCCACGTCTCCGAATGTCGGCAGGACAACATCCACGGGTTCTATCGTCGGCCCGATTCGTTCGATGGTGCGGCCCGAAAGATCTATGCCGACCGTACGATCTACTGGTGGCAGCCGCCGGCAGACGTGAAAGATCCGGCACAGATCCGAACACTCTTCGATTCGGTTCGGGACACTCTCACCTACGGATATCAGAATGTAGGTGTCGAGCTGTGCGATGGGAACGATGCCTACGGTCATCCGATTGTGGTGGCGGATTGGTTTCACATGGGGATCGAATGGCACAAGCTGGACGACACAGACAAGGCGAGCGTTGTGGCCGACGTGATCGCCGGCATCGACACACTGGCAGTGCCAGCATGATCCGAGACACGGCCGACCGTCTCATCACCTACGTTCAGGATTGGGCGAGACGACACGTCCCCGACACCTACCGTTACGGGAGCATGGCATCCTATTGGGATGACGCTAGAGCCGCCGGCATCGTATCGGACGACGAGTACCAGCTGGTCCGGTCACGGATGGGCGACCGTTTCTACTGGACGGGAGATTGACATGACCGACATGCTGCCCGACAGGGATCTAGACATCCGTGCCATAGCACGCCAGATCATCGTAGAGCACGATCTCCCCTACGAGATCCACGCCTACCGGCACACGACGTTTAACGTCGAGAACACGCTCGTCGAGATCCTGACATGGCGAGCCGAATCACAGACCAGGATAGACGGGGGACCGTGGCAGTATACCTACGATCCACTCACAGCAGACCGTAAAGCGTTAGCGTCTGCGATCCTCGATCAATCCCGACGGACCCTCGGATGCCACGAATACGGATGCCACATGGCCGCCGACCTAGATGACATCACGTTTCTCGACAACGACGAGCACATCCTGAATCGTGACATGGAGCGTGAACAATGAGCGCCTACGAGCTGTCACAGATGATCGGCCGACAAGCAACATGGACGATCTTCGATCTACAGATCCCGGTCGAGATCACTGACGCTCGGCAAGTGTTCGGCCGAACCGACATCCAGATCCGGCCGCTCGGCGGAACCGGGAAACACTGGTGCTCTCACCGGGCGCTGTCAATCACCGAAGGGAGGGAATAATGGGTGTGTTCGATTTTCTTTCGTTCGCAAGTAGCGTATGTGCGATCGTGGTTCTCGGATTCGCAATAGCTAGAGAGCGGTAGGTGCGGCTCTCAACATGGATCGGATGCCGACCTATCCTCGGTCTGCTGGTACGGAAACACTATCTGCCGCCACAGCAGCCGAGAGAACACTGGTATGTCATCAAACATGTCAGTGTGAATCTGTATCTGCGAGACCCTTACAGCATACGACCCAACGCCGGCGATCCCCGTTCAGATTGGGGCCTCATCACTCAGGCATGGCGGTACGGTACGGAACGGAAGGCACAAGAATCCATAGACCACGAAGGATGGACCGGCCAGATCATTCGGGTCGAAGCTGACCGGTTCCGTCGAACATCACGGCATCGTGAATAAGATTCAGTAGGAGCGCTAGCTGGTAGGAGAAAGCATCCCCACCAGCTAGCGCTCTTTCTGCTGTTACCGCCAGCTTACGGCCGTCCTGCCGCCGCTGTTTACGGATCTTGTGACGCTCCGCCGGTGTCATCCCACCGAACACTCCGGCAATATCATCTTCTTTCGGGAACGACAAAGCGTACTCCCCACATTCGGCCCGCACCGGACACGGCGGTCGAGTGTCATCCCCGTTACATATCTTCAGGGACTCTTTCACATGGACGGAAGCGCCGACATTGTGGAAGAACAGCAGCGTGTCCATCCCCAAACAGGCGGCCCGGTCCCGCCACCGCTGGTCCCCGGCTGGCCCCACCCTAAGCTCGATCCTGGTCGGCGTACCCAAGCACGATCCTGGCGTAGCGCATCCTAAGCTCGATCCTGGTTCTTGCAGGACAGCGACCACGGCGTCCATCCGCATCCGGTTGTTTCCACACTGTAGTTGTACAGCCACCATGCGAACCGAAGGTTCTCGTACGGATCCCACATCGCCGGCATATCTAACCCCTGGCTGCGGACGGTTCGTTTCCATGAGTAGTCGTTGATCTGTGTCAGCCCCCAGTCTCGGCATCGGCGTAGATCAGGGCGGTCGGGTGTGGAGCAGGCGCCTGGTAGACAGCGGGATTCCCGATAGACAACTCTCAATAATCTGGGTATCAGATGTGGCGGCCAGCCCGCATCGAAAGCTGTGCCTGCCCATTCTGCACAGACACCTTCGGATGTCGCATCAGCAACAACCTGCTGCCGGGACAGGCGGACGGCTGTCACCATCGGATCTTCTTTTATAGTTGGCGTGTACGGTTTGAACAGTCTTGCTGGTGGACGTACATCAACTAATGCTCGTGCAGGTTCCGGTGCGGAAACCTCTTGGGCGTTAGCGACAGTACCGAACACTGTGCATACAAACAAAATAAATGCGACGATACGTTTCATAGTTTTCCTCTCTCTACTTTGTGCCGTAACCGAAAGCTACAAGCAGACGGCACATGTCTTCCAATGTGACGATCGCATACTGTCCGGCGGCGTCCCCTACACCATGCCGTTTGACGACGAGTACACCGATATCGGCGTCGGCGTTCACCCGTTCGACTTCGGTTTCCCGCATCCATTCGGACAGTCGGAGCGTCTTATGGTTTTTACATTCGAACACCACCCCAGGAACACCCGTGATATCGCCTTTGTCTGCCGTCCCGTGAAGGCTGCGACGTTCCGCATGTTGGAACCCATTGTCTCTGAGAAACCTGACCACAAGTGTTTCAAAAGATGTTCCTTTCTGCTTCTGTTTACTCACAGTATAACCTCCGATATAAGTGTGAGGCGGCCCGAAGGCCGCCCCACATCATCTTCTGAATGGCAGCTCAGAAAGGATCTTCTTCGATATCTGCATCTAAAGCACGGGCGATGGTCTTCACCGGATCGTTAGCGTATCGGATGGAGACACCGATCTCGTCGGCCAGGATCTCCACCTTCTTCGCTTTCGTGCCGTCTTTCTTCTCGTAGTTGTCGATCTGGATGCGGCCGGTCACGATCACACGGGATCCTTTTGACAGCTGGTTGGCTGCGGTTTCGGCTTGTTCACCGAACACGACAACATCATGCCATGACGTGTGCTTCTTGTCGTCTTTGCCGCGTGTGTCTGCGACACTGAACTTCAGGACAGCCATGTTGCCTGCCGTGTATTTGAGTTCGGGGTCACGCCCGACGTTTCCGGTTACGGTGATGTTGTTCATTTGTTCCTCATTTTGTCGAAGGCTCCACGCAGTTTCAGCATGTCGCTCTTGGTTGCTTTCGTGAGATCCACGTCAGCGGCGTCAGCCACCTGCTCGTAGTCAATGCCGGCGTCGTCGCACGCCTTCAAGAATTTGGCGATCGCTTCCGATGTGGCCGGCGTGTCCTGTTCGGCTGGTTTGCGGGCCGGGATCACTTTCGGTGCGGGAGCAGACGGCTTGCCTCCAAGATCCTCCCATTCCTGTTTCGTCCACAGTGACAGGGCGATACCGAAACGCATCGCAGCGTTCCGCAGAAAATCCGATACCAGTTCCTTATCGAGATCCTGCTTGTCTGCACGACACGATCCGACACCGAGACGGGCCTGACCGAGCAACGTGAGTTCACCCCACATGGTTGCGATCCCGTTCTCCACATGGATCTTCGGTCGGCCGTCCTCCCATCCGATCGGCAGCCACCGCCAGCACGGATCCACTTCGATGAGGATGCGGGTGATGTCGGCGTGACCCACGAAATCGAGCTGTGCTCCACCTTTCGGAAGTTTGCCGACAATCTTCGGATCCGGCACCGCATAATCATGCAGCACTTTGAATAGTGCTTGTTTGTCTGGTTCCATTATTTCTCTCCTTTGAAACGCATCACCCTGAAAGATGAGCTTGTCTGATACTGGTCATACAGATCCTTGTGTTCCGCCTGGAACCGTTTGCTGTCAAACGATTTGCGGGACTGCGGTTTCCATGACACAACCTGATTGCCGTTGATCGTACCAACCTCGTTCGATCCGAGCAACTGGCCGACCGCAACCTTCAACTGTTCTTCTTCTTCAACCAACAGTTTCTTTGCAGCCTGCACCTCACGCAACCTGTCAAACAGGGCGGCATGGTCGCTGATGTCAATACTGTTGCCGTCCGACTGCGGATAGTGGGCAGAAATTTCGTCGTATGTTGCCGGCCATTCGGCAGGGATCTCGTTGGCGTGAACGAACTCCAAGAATTTGCGGACAGCATAAACGTGTTCCAGCTTCTCGTCGTCGGACACAAGCTGATAGTGAACATGCAGATCAAGCGTCGAATCGAAAATGCCCCATACGATCTGGTCCACCCCGGCGCAGATCGCCTGCTGGACTCCCTGCCAATACCAGTGGCGAGGCAACTGTCCACGCCATTCCCGATTCAACGTCTTGATCTCAGCGACCACAACAGGACGGGTGGCGTCAGCCAAACATGACCCGGTGTCTATGCCGTCCAGGGTGGCGATGACACCATGCTCGTATACGGCATACATCACTTTCGGTTCCGACAACTGAATCCCGATCTCGTCACCGAGCCACGACAGCAACACCGGTTCAAGCCGGTTGCCTCGATCCATCGCACGGTTCGCTTCGGCAGCGACCGGCCGGTCAGCGAGCTTCGCAACAGCCAACCCGTACTTGGAAATGTATTTGTGTTCACCATGCACAGCTGCCGCTTCGGATGCTGCGACGACAGCGAATCCGTCACGGTCACGATGCCTCAACATCAGCCAGTCGTCGGACCCGTGTTTCGGTTTGCGTACTGCTTCTATCATTGTTCCTCCTTAGGTTCACCCCTCACCCTACCGACAGGGTGTCAGATAGTCAATCTAGTTCCGAGTTCCAGTTGACTGGCATATGTATCGCCAAACTGTATACGGCAACAATGTTTTCCCACGGTATATGGTTGATGTCGGACACAACCTCCGGGTCTTCCGGGTGGTTCATCACGGTAGAAACCAACGTCAAATATCCGGGTTTACATTTCGGCCACACCCAACCTGTCGAGATCGGCATACATGTCTCAGGCTCATAGTCGGCCGTAACAGTCCACGAACTGTCCCCGCCAGCGTGAGCGTCACGCCACTGGACGACAACGAGCGGCCACGTCGGATCCGTTTCCTCATACACCGGGTTCTCCATCTTCGGACGGAACTCCCGGCTGTCCGCATGTTGGGCATCGTCTTGATTCTCGTCGTCGCCAGTAGTCATCGCACGTCTCGCAATACAGGTAGTCGTCGGTCACCCGAACAGTTTACCTCTCCAAAAGCACCGGCCAGAATGGATCGGCACCTGCTCATACCAGAACTCGCCATCCCCAGGCTGGAATGTGACAACACCAAACCCTTGCTGCCAGTCTTCCACGATCGTCAACGGTCGCCCGTCGAGATCTATGCCCCCTTTCGTGGATGGTACAGCCCCGTCCGTCTTCGCGAGCGTCCCAGGGGATGCGGCCATGATTGTTTTCGGGCCGTCATAATCTTCGCGTGACCGTTCCGCCCATTCGCGCCGATGGATGTGACCGTAGATAACCGACGTTTTACCTGTCGCCAAGTATTTGTGAGCTGTACTTCCGTTGCTCGCCACTTTGCTACCGTGAACCACTCGGAGTCTTTCGTTGATCCAGTACGACGACGCCGGGTATCCAGCCAGATAAGTAATCCCGTGGTCACCGAAACGACAAAGAAAAGGGATCGAAAGAACAGGATCCTCATGTGGCGAAAGGCCACGCCGCAAACCGAACGCAGCTTTAAGGTTGTCAATGACCGCATTAGTGAGCCTTTCCTCATGGTTGCCTGCAATCCAGATGATCTCTGCGAGCGGGGACGCCATCCGCAGCTCGGCACCGAACAGCGTGCATCGGTCGATAGATGCCTGTGTTGTCAACGAGAACGCCGGCGACAGCCGATATTTGCCGAACTCTGGCGCATCAAAGTTGTCGCCCACACACACGATCACATGCGGCCTGATCTTCTGGATCACTTCTAGACAGACAGCGATCGCCTGCTCGTCATGTGTCGGTACGAGTGTCCCGTCGCTGGCACGGTAGTAGCCGATCTGACAGTCCGGCACGATCACGGCCGTCCGATAGCCGTCACTTGTCGGCATCTGTTTCACAGTCCGAACCGGCATCTTGACCGCCGGCCCTTGCCGCACGAAATCCCACTGCGGACCAGACTCCCACGCTGGCGAAAACTGGATGCCCATAAGATCATGGACTTCGGCGTCACCGTCAGCGTTCTTCGTCAACGACTGGTAGATCGACACCCGTTTGATCGCGCCAACCTCATCGACATCAATGTTCTGCCGTTCCAACAGGTCAGCGATCTTGCCGAGAACCTCTTTACGGTTCGGGTTGGGGCCAGCGTTCAGCTCATCAGATAGATTCACAACTACACTGCCCGTTGATATGTCGAGACAAACTGCTTCGACCTACCGGATATCCGCTTTTCGCCAGCACGTCTGCCAGCCACATGATCGTCTTCTTCGCAGCGATAGACCGGCCGCTCCGCTGATAGGGGTCCACGTCCCGTATCTCTATCATGTTGTCTCGGAGAACCTTCTGATCTTCCTCATCCAGTTGGGCGTAAACTGCCCGTACCTGGCACGCAGTCTGCGCCCGCTGCGGACCGGCGTTTAGCTGTTCTGCAAGTTTCATGCCTCTCCAATCTGGTGATGATCGCAATAAGCCTATCGCTATCATCCACCCCTCTTGGCATTACCCTAGACAGGTAACCCCTGATTTCAGGGAACAGTCGATCAAGGTCGTCGCACAATGTCAAGCACCCCCAGTGGGCTAGTAGGTTTTATTGGTTGTTGTCGTCGTGGGCGTGCCACGAAATGTGATGATGGATCCGGTCGTCAAGCTTGTCCATCTTATGCTCAATCCTTGTGAGCACACTCATGTTGCCCTCATGTTGGGCGGTGTTTCTTTTATCGAAACGGCGGAGAAGCCACATGAGGGGGCCGCCGATAAGCGCGACAGCGATAGGGACGACCACTACTTCCACGGGTCACACCCGTGAATCGACGTAGATCGGCAGCTTTCTTGCACCCAGCAACAAACCGAAGTTTGGTCGGTACATTTCTACCACTCGGATGATCGAGTAGTACACGGCGCTCACTACACCAGAAACAACATTCTGCAAAGAACCGAGATCCAAGTGCGGTCCGATAAACGAGGCGGCCACAGCACCCACAATGATTGGAACAAGAGTCCGCTTTAGGGAAACGAGTAGGTCGTCACGATGAAAAATCAGGCCCATCAGCTTTCCTCTTCTTCTTTCTGCTGGCCCCAAAGCCGCACATCTTCCAACGTGGCGAACGCCGTATATGCCGTCAACGTGATCGACAGCAGCGACACCCCACCCACAATCAGCTGGCCGGCCACGTTAGTGTCCGACCGGAATGTAGCCGCCGCAAAGACGATCATCAGACTCGCGAGGATACAGGTAGCGTAGATGAGGCGACGACGATGCTTCCACGGCGGCATGAGTTCTACTTTACCATATTGGGGACACTGATAGGACGGACAGAAGTTGAGCCACCTGGACTCAACCAAACATTTTTTTCCAGGTGACAGGACCGACAACGCCGTCCGCAAGCAGGCCGTTCTTTGACTGCCAGTCTTTCACTCGACGTTCCGTCGTAGCTCCGAAATCGCCGTCTACTGTCGCCCCCACTACAGCCTGCACCAGTTTCACGGCGTCACCTTTCGACCCCAACCGCAGCGGCGTGCCAGGGTAGGCGAACACCAGCACCGGAACAGACTGATCCTCAGGTTTGACAACCCCAGCCTCAAAATCTTTGACCGCCTGCGGGATCTTGTCGCCAGCCACATACCGCCAATGCCACGGCTCCGACTGCAGCTCGGCAGAAATCCCGTACCGCCACGCATTGTTGACCAGCCACGTCACCCACTGGGAACGGATCGGATCGGGGGCAGTATCCGAGTCGTATTCTTCCGCTAGATCGAGAGCCAACCCGAACCCATGATTCGATTTACCGGGGGATGCTGCTGTCGCAGGCCACGACCCGTTCGCGTTCTGCTTCTTCACCCAATACACAGACCGATACCCCTGCTTGATCGCGTCATCCCACATCTTGCGATGCTGCGACGGAAACCCAGAGTATTCGTTGTAGTTCGTTTCCCGATAGCGGGACAGAAACAGATTGACCTGCTGCTGATAGGTGCGGTAATGCCCAACCTGGCGAGGGTTGAAGCCGCCTTTCCGCATTTCTGCGAGCATCGCACGGAACGCACGGGCCGCCGTTTTCTCCATGAGCGCACCCGGCACACCGATTTCGGCCAACAGTTCGGGCGGCAACTTCCCGTTTTCGATCCCTCGCAGAGACGTGGGAAGCACGACAGGTTGGATGGGGAGGGTAGTCATGTTTTGATTATATAGTTGA